GAAGTTCATCAAATAATCCAAATAGACCAAATTTTAATAGAGATAATATTATTAATAAATTATATTTATACTATAATAATAAACAAATTGATGATTTAACTGTAAATAAATTGCATAACAAATTATTAGATTTAAATAGCATGTATGCAAAAGGTAAACATATTAATTTTAAAAATATATCACAAAGAATACTCAATAAATGTGCAAAACATGGATGCTTTCTTTTCCTAAAAGATTTTACGGAAGATTTATAAATATTCTAGCTATAGTTCTGTAATTATATATTCCTTTAATCTCCCATTTTTATCGAGCCACAGCCCATATTAATGTATCTTTATTGTTTAAATCAGTATAACATGGTGATGTAACGATGTTTTTTTCCTAATCCCCTTGTTCCTTTGTGATAATCCTCTACATCTGATTTACTACAAACATCATATTTTTTTCTTTCAAGTGATGATATATAATATCCATCATTATTCATCTTCCTTTTATTTGGATTTAACAAAAGATCCAGAAATATCACATTTTAAATATAAATATAATATATTGTTTATAAAGAATGGAAAATGCACATTAAAATATTTTAACTAAAATATTATTATTAAATAAAATGGCTAGTAAGTTTACAGAAACAATTTATAATCAATCTAAATTATCTGATTTACGCTCTCAATATATAAATGCGGATCCATTTAGACCTAAAGATAAAACATTTAGATACACAACACCTCAAATATACGCACCTTATCAATTAATACATGGTAATAAAAATGCATTATTAATTTATCATGGTATTGGTACAGGTAAAACATGTCTAGGTTTAAATGCGATGAATACATTTTTGCAGTTTAAATATCATGAACATGATTATTCTAAGTTTGATGATACAAAAATTACCATAATTACTCCATTTAATGCATTATCCGAAAATTGGAATAATGATATACAAACCCATGAATGTTCTAATAAACGACTGAAAAATTTCTTCTATGGACATAAAGAATATGATAAAGTACGAAAACTGAAAGTAAGAGACCCAAAAACAGATCAATTAATATATCCAACTGGTAAAATAACAAAAGAAGGTGATAAAAAATATAAAAAAATATTTGGAGTAAACAACGGACATTTAAAACCACTAAAAAATAGAAAGTTTATAAGAGTACTTGGTCCAAACGATATAAAAAAAATGGATCCATATAAGTGGGATACAGAAACAATAAAAGAAAAATATAATAATTCATTATGGGTAATTGATGAAGTTCATACGGGTATTTTAACAACTCCAACAAAAGGAAATAAAACTGAAATTTCAAATTTACAAATAACATTATTAAAAATATTTAATATTTTAAACAAAAAAGATATTTATTTTAGAGTATTAGTGTTGTCTGCAACGCCTATACATGATAAAGCAAATAAATTTATAAATATATTTAACTTTTTAAATAAAATTAATGATCCCAAATATGAAAATATAACCGATTTAAAAACAACAAAAAAAGAAGATGATGCAGATATTATAGGAAAAGAAGCGGAAGCGCAATTAAAAAAATCAGCAAATGGATTAGTGTCATTTTATAGAGGAATGGATCCTATAGAATTCCCAGTAAGATTATCACCAAATAATAATAATTATCCATCAGAAGGTACTTATGATGAAATAATAGAAATTCAAATTTCTAAATTCCAACGAAATGAAATAAGAAAATTGCCTAACTGGCCTAAACCAGCAACCGCAAAGGTTAGTCAAAGATTAACAACTGCAGTTTTAGGTGATAAAGGTGCTAAATTGGTTAAAAAAGAAAATAATTTAAAAGAAATATCACCAATTTTTAATAAATTATTAGATATTATAAAAGTAAAAACTGATGTACGAAGTGGCATAAATCCTTTATGTAACAATAATCAAACAGGATTTGGTAAAAAAAAAAAATATTGTAAATTTACACCTGCTAACTTAGATTTAAATAAATTAAGAAGTACATGTAAAAAAAGTAAGATAAATCCACCTCATGATAAAGAATGTTATGAAACTAAAAAAGGTACATGTAATGTAACAACCGAAGCCTTGATAAAATATAAATTAGATACTAGTCAAACAATAGATAATAATACAAAAATAGATACAACTAGTGATTTATCAGGGATTATTTTAATTATGATAAGGCATATTCCTACTCAAAGTTTTTTAAAAACTTTGTTAATTAATAACGGATATAAAGAAGTTAAATCTACAAATATTAAAAATCCAGTTAAAAATAACGAATATAAAAGATTTGTATTATTTACAACAGGAAATATGAAATTGCAAGATTATATAAACAAAAATGAAAATAAATATGGAAAAAATGTTCGCATAGTTATTCTTTCTCAATCTTTGTGGACAGGTGTATCATTTTTTAATGTTAGACAAATTCATATGGTTGAAAGATGGTGGAATTTTGCAACTATGGAACAAGGGATAGGACGAGCCTTTCGTAGAAAATCCCACATGAGTTTGCCTCCAGAACAACGAAATTGTATAGTATATCAATATATAATGGTTGATAACAGATTAAAATCAAATTATAGTTCTAAAGATCCTTTATTAGATACAAATCATACAGGGTATAAATGGTTAGAAACTGCTCGTAAAAAAGATAAAAATAGAAAAAAAATAGATAAGATATTAAAAGAAGCTGCTTTTGATTGTAAATATCAATTAAATAGAACAAATGATTCTTTTAATAAAACCACTATTATACAACGACCATATATAAAAGATGTGTTTGGTAAAATAAGAAACCCGATTATTATAAACAAAAAGGACACAATTCAATGTAAATATAATAAAGAATTAGAAATAGAAAAAACCGATATACCGATTGAAGGTCATTTTATATATAAGTCAGTTATAGATGTTATGGTTGGCATATTTAGAATATATTCAAAATTAACTATAGATCAAGTAATTATATTTACTAAATTGTTATCTAAAACATCATCAACTGAATTACATAATAATGTACAATATTATCCAAATAAAATATTTAAAAAAGCATTGAATAAATTAATTGTTAATAAAATACCAGTATTGACCGTAAACGGATTAATTGGTATTGTAGTTAAAAATGGTTATTTTGTAAATGTTATATCTGACCAAGGAATAGCTATTAGAAATAGATCTTCTGTAGATGTATCAAAGCAATGGTTTAAATATATAACATCTGCTGTACCATCAGTTGTGACTGAAGATAAGGGTATAATAAGTCAATTTAATAATATGTTTATAGAATGGAAGAAACAATGTAAACTAGTAAATGTTTTAAATAAAATAGATATTAATTCTTATATAGTAGATGCTATATTGGATGGTGGTAAAATAAATAAACATTCTAAGAGTTTGAGTAAAGCAGTTGATATATTACCAATTATTGAATTTGCATATAAAAATAAAGATAATAAAAAATATAAAGATTGGATAAATGTATTTATTAACAAATCTAAGTACCGACTAGTAGAAGATAATAATAAAAAATCAACCACTATAAGTACATATAAAGTTGAAAAAAATAAACTTATTCAAATAAGTAGTGAACCAAATACTTGGAGTAAGCCACAAGGTCAGAGAATAGCTTATTTAAATTTAAATAAAAATGGTGTTACTGGAATGGTAGTGGCGATAAATAATAAAGGTATAGTTTGGGTAAATTATTCACCATATTCAAAAACTCCAGCGGAAATAAGACAACTATATAAAAAAATATTTCCAGAAGCAATAAAAAAATCAGAAGGTGTTCGTAGACTAGCATTGGCATTTGAAATTGCTATTAGAGCAAATATATTAAAGCCTTTTAAATTTTATAGACGAGTTTAAAATAAAAGTTAGTATATTATTTATAAATATTATTATTTTAACACAGTAAATTAGCTAAAGAAAATAGTACTAATAAAGTTCCCGTGGCTATCTGAGAACCAAATAATACTTTTTCAAAATTTTCTGTTTCTGTTTCAGCTTTTAATGCTGCATTTAATGCAAATGCTCCGCTTACCAAACTAATTGCACCCAATAGTCCTAGAAATAATTTCATCCATATGCTACTTATTTTCACCGTACCACATACTGCTTTAATTTGTTGTTGTAATGACATTTTCTTATTAATTAATAACTATATTATAATTATTCTAATAATATAGATATTAGAATTGAAAAAGGCCTATAAGCTATTTTTTTCTATAAAAAAGGGAAGCTACCTGGTAAAATTTTGATTTAAATTTTGATTTAGAGTTCTGGATCAGACAGATCTACTGGCATTGGATCACGAGGGAAAAGGAAGGATCGGTGTTTTAATCCAAGTATTAAACATAAAAATATATATTTAATAAATGCCAAGATACGACTTTCCAGAAGGAATTGATGAAAGACCATTAAAAACACATGAAAAAAAACTTCTTAATCAAGTAGCATTATTAAGTTTATTAAATCAATGTCAAAAATATAAGAATAATAAACAAAACGTAACCTATGTTAGTGATAGGGATTCTGATTCTGATTATGAACCTCCTAAGAAAAAAAAAGGAAAAAAGGGAAAAAAGAAAAAGAGAAAGGAAAGTAATAAAATTTATAAAAAAACAGAAAAATCCATTGCAAAAATAAGAAATGGAGTAATAGAAATAGATGAAGAAAAATATTTAAAATCATTGACTAAAAAACAATTACTTAAATATAATAAATCAGCTACTAAAATATATGAAAGCGTTAAAAATACCACGCCTTTGGTATTTCGTATTTTAGATTGGCCATGTAATCCTAAAACAAAAGCATTAATTTGTGAAAAATTTAATGCATTTTCTAATATGCAACCAGGTGAAGGGGAATATGCTAAATTGAATTCATGGATAACAGATTTAGAACAATTACCTATAGGTATAAATGTAAAATTACCTGTAGCTGTTGATAATGATACGCCTGAAGTAATTAGTGAATTTTTAACAACTGCCAGATATACATTAGATTCAGCTGTTTTTGGACATAATAGCGCTAAAGATGATATTATTAGAGTACTTGCACAATGGATTAGAAATCCTAATTCCCCGACTCAAGCTATAGCAATACAGGGTCAAATGGGTGTGGGTAAAACGACCCTGGTTAAAAATGGTATTGCCAAAGTAATGAACCGTCCTTTTTCATTTATTTCAATGGGTGGGGCACATGATTCTTCCTTTTTAGATGGATTTGAATATACATATGAAGGCGCAAGACCAGGTAGAATAGTTGATTCTATTAAAAATGCCGGATGTATGAATCCAGTTATATTTCTAGATGAACTTGATAAAATTAGTAATACAGATCGTGGAAAAGAAATTCAAAATACTTTAATTCATTTGCTGGATGGTGCACAGAACACACATTTTCAAGATAAATATTTTAGCGGAATAGATTTGGATTTATCTAGAGCGGTTTTTGTTTTATCTTTTAATGATTCAACTAATATTGACAAAATTCTATTAGATAGAATAAAAGTGATTGAAACAAAAGGATTTAATATAGAAGATAAATTAAAAATTGCAACGCAATTTCTTATTCCAGAGGTATTAAAACAAGTTGGTCTTAATAAAGAAGTTATTAATTTAACAAATAATGCAATTAAAAAAATTATCAATCAATATACAAAATCAGAGGAAGGAGTACGAAATCTTAAAAGAGCTATTCATACCATAATTTCCGAAGTAAATCTTAAAAGATTTATTAATCATAAAAATAAAGAACCAACTAATATAACAGAAGAAAATATAGATACTTTTTTAAAAAATTACAAAATAGATCATAGTCCTTGTTTACACATGTACAGTTAAACTATAGGATAAAATCCGAATGTTGATGTTGGCAATGATCTAGGAAATTCTATTAATTTTGTTATAAATTTTTGTCTAGAAATAATTGGAATTTTTAATGCTAATGCTCTTTTAACTTTTGCGGAACAAATTGTAATTGGTCTATCTGGGTCTTTAACTATTACTAGTTGAGTATTTTTATTAGTTATATTTTGTATAATATATCCTTTTTTTTCAAGTTGGATTTTTAATACATTGTCTTTAAAACCGGAGAATACTATATTCATATTTACTATAATTTATATATTTATGTATTAACTATAATTGCAAATATACCAATAAGTAAAAAACAACTACCCATAAATTAAATAAAAGATAACATTTATTTAATT